GATCGTTTCATACGGTTGTACCGTGGCGTGCCATGGCAGGTACCTTTTTACTAATGGAAAGGGGTTGCGGCTTGTTATTATCACAAGCCAAGGTGACCGGCCAGAATATGGCACTGCAGCGATTGCAGAGCCTGCTTGGCCAGTTTGCACTACCGTGTGATGCCGATTTCACGACGCCCTTAATTGGGCGGGAGTACCGTTGCGACAAAGATGCTGGTCGCGCGGTATGCGTGGGAAGTTTCTCCCACGCCATTGCACTGGATGAGTTGCTGAAGCCTGTTCGCGTGGTAGAAATGGCCAAAATCTTTAAAGTTGGTTCCTTTTCTAAGGGACCTGGTTATTCACAACCAAACCATCTCGGGGTTTCGCTCGAGAGTAAGGTAATGAGGTATTTTGACCCCCGCGGTTTCAAGATAAGGTCTTGGAAAGCGGTAGACTACGCTAACAAGTTTGTATCGGAGTGTTATGATGTCCGTAAGAAAGGGCGCATGGAACCAATTCCTCTAGAGGATGCCGTGTTTCTCTTTCTTAAGACCGGAATGGGCTACCCGGAGTTTTCTTCTGATCCAGCTTACCTTGAAGACTATTATCGTTATAGCGCTTTAATTCGCGCTAGTGGGTATTGTCTGTCTTATGCTGAGGCTAATCCCTCAGTGATTGGTTCCAGGGGTGATTCCTCTGGACCTGGTTTGCCGGCTAAGAAGCGCGCCGTATTCCAGAGGAGCCGCGTGGATGGTAACTTGGAGAAACAAATCCAAGCCGTTGCATTCCCAGCATTACGGGAGTGCCCACGGTTTGCCGCGTGGTATGGCCGCAGATACGTTGATGTTGCGGTTACACGGTTTATGACGCAAAGCAAGGGTTATGTACTGTCGTTGGATTTTTCCAACTTTGATGCGACGGTGCCATTTGAGGTGATTAATTTCATCTTCAATATCCTTGAAAGTTGGTTTACCCCGGGTTCTGAGGCTCTTATTAAATTCCTTCGGGAGTCTTTTAAGCAGTCTAGTATTTTCGTCCCAGGTGGCCTAATTAAGAAGCCACGTACGGGCGGAATACCGTCGGGTTCAGTTCTTACTAACCTGATTGGGAGCTTAGTCAATTTGTGGGTTATGGCTTATGCCGCAGCTTGCTGTGGTGGTGCAATAGCCGATGCCCTGGTACAAGGTGATGATGGTTTATACCGTTTTCATGGTATCAAGGGTTACACTGGATTGGCCAAAGTTCTGCTCGAAGATTTCGGTATGACGCTCTCTACTGATCCGGCGAAAAGCCTATACTCACGTAATGAGGTCCATTACTTACAAATGGTCCACTGCCGTGAGCATATAGTAGGCGGCCTATATGTAGGGGTCCGTCCTCTTATTCACGTGTTAAATCACGCGATGTCTCGGGAGCACCAGCGTGTTTCTGGGTGGGACGGTAGTTATCATAGCATCCGGTGGTTGCAACAATGGGAGGACGCTTCACATCACCCCTCATTTATGGGTGGATGTAAGTGGTTACAAGACCATGATCCTAACCTTGAGAATACTTTGCTCAGTATACTTCGAGATGATCGTGAGTTCCTCGTTGCAGCTCAGACGGCTCTG